GTTTCATCCAACTGCGTGGAGCCAGTGGGTCCGCGAGGACGAAGGTCTTCGCATCGCATACGCGGAAGCTAGAGAGGTTGGCGCGGACGTCATCGCCGACGACGCACTCGACATCATCGACGCCGAGCCGGAGCGCATCGTGCAGACCGACGGTGACGGCAAGACGTCCACGACGCGCATCGACAGCGCCGCAGTCGCGTGGGCAAAGAACCGCGCAGAGTTCCGCCTCAAGCTGCTGGCCAAGTGGAGCCCGAACAAATACGGCGACGGCAACACGAAAGACAAGACCATCGACGATGAAGACGCGCCTGAAGCAGACGCCTTGGCGGCCTTCTTCACTGAGACCATACTGGCCGCGAAGCGTAACAGTAAATGATCCCGCGCCTGTTCGTTAACCCGTGGCGACGCATCCGCGAACTTGAGGCCGCAGCCGAGCACCACGCGACCGAGCAGTACGCGCTCAACCACGCGCTGCATCTGGCGAACGAGCGCTATGACAAGATCCGCGCAGCCAACGCCGAGCTGCGCGAGACACTGACGCTCTACCGCAATGCTTGACACTCTCACCGCCGACATATCACTTACGCCGTCGCTCCCACCGGAGAAACAGCTCTTCCTCGACTGGCAGGAACGCTGGTCGCAGACGGCGCGACCGAACCAAATACCGCAGGCCGACTTCAGCGAGTATGGCTTCATGGCCGGACGCGGCTTTGGCAAGACACGCATCGGGGCAGAATGGTTGGGGGCCAAAGCCTTCGGCACGCGCAACACATACTGTGCCGTAATCGCGCCGACCTATGCCGACGTCAAGCACACGTGCTTCGAAGGTGAGAGCGGCCTGCTCAACGTCATCCCCGAAGCGCTAATCAAGCGATACAACAGCTCGGATCTCGTACTCGAACTGAAGAGCGGCACGTCGATACGCGGCTTCACGAGTGAGAAGCCAGCGCGTCTGCGCGGTCCGCAGCACGAGTTCATATGGTGCGACGAGCTGGCCGCGTGGCAGAACGCCGAAGAGACGTGGGACATGGCCATGATGGGCTTGCGTCTGGGCCGCGCGCCGAAGGTGGTGTGGACGACAACGCCGCGCCCCGTCGAGCTGGTGCGCAAGCTGATCGTGCCGAAGGCTGGCCGCGTCGTGATTAGTGGATCGACGTTCGACAACAAGGACAACTTGCCCGATCGCTTCTTCGAGCAGCTCGAACAGTACGAAGGCACGACCATCGGTCGGCAGGAACTGTACGGCGAGTTGATTGACCCCGAAGAAAGCGCCGTCATCAAGCGGAGCTGGCTCAAGCTCTGGCCCGCGAAGAAGCCGCTGCCCGCCTTCGACTGGATCATCATGTCGCTCGACACTGCGTACACCGAGGCGACCCGCGACAAGAAGACCGGCGATGCCGACTACACGGCGTGCAGCGTCTGGGGCGTCTTCCAACACGAGACCAAAGGCTACGCCCTGCTGCTCGATTGCTGGCAAGAGCAGCTCGGCATGCCCGACCTGATCAAGCGCGTGAAAAAAGAGATGAACACGGCATATGGCGACGACCAAGACGTTGCACTCATCAAGCCCATGTATGGCAGCGCGAAGCCGCTGACTTCTGGGCGCAAGCCAGACATCCTACTGATCGAGGACAAGGGGAGCGGCATCAGCTTGAGACAGATGCTTGAGCGGGAGGGTATATTGGCACACGCCTACAACCCCGGTCGGGCAGACAAGCTGGCGCGCCTGCACGTGGTCAGCCCCGTGTTCGCACGGCGCAGGGTGTTCCTGCCTGAGAGCGACAAGTTCCCCGGCAAGGCGCGCGTCTGGGCCGACCCGCTGGTGGCGCAGCTATGCAGCTTCACCGGCAAGGGCAGCATCAAGCACGACGACTTCGTGGACAGCACGACGCAAGCGATGCGGCTCATGATGGACAAGGGCTTACTCGGTTCGTTGGTCGACAAAAAGCAAGAGGTCGACAAACCACCACCGAAGATGATACAGAACCCGTATGGGCAATAAGGATTAGGCAATGATCGAGGAAGAAGACATCATCGAGGGCGAAGTCGTTGAGTTCGACGGCGAGGACGTGACCGACGTTGAGGACACCGAGGACGGCGGCGCGATCGTCACGCTCGACGAGAACGGACCAGCCGCAGGCGAGAGCAGCTTCTACGACAACCTCGCAGAAACTATGCCCGAACCGGACCTAAAGTCGCTGGCATCGAAGTTCCTCGAACTGATCAGCCGCGACAAAGAGGCGCGCAAGAAGCGCGACGAGCAGTACGAGGAAGGCATCCGCCGTACAGGGCTAGGCGACGACGCGCCCGGCGGCGCGCAGTTCAACGGCGCGTCGAAGGTCGTCCACCCGATGATGACTGAGGCGTGCATCGACTTCGCGTCGCGCGCCATCAAGGAGCTTCTGCCCCCGCAAGGTCCAGCCAAGGATCTGATCGAGGGCGAAGTCACGATCAAGAAGATACAGAAGGCGAAGCGCAAGACGTCGCTCATGAACTGGCAGCTCACGGTGCAGAGCCAAGAGTTCCGCTCGGAGCTTGAGCAGCTCCTGACACAGGTGCCACTGGGCGGCGCGCAGTACCTCAAGATGTCGTGGGACGAGGCGCGCAACCGCCCCGGCTTCCTCGCCGTCATGATCGACGACATGTACCTGCCGTTCGCGGCGACCAACTTCTACACCGCGCAGCGCAAGACGCACGTCCAGTATCTGACGCAGCTCGACTATGAGCAGCGCGTCGAGAGCGGCATGTATCGCGACGTTGACCTGACGCCAGCGGGGCAAGAGCCTGAGCGCTCGGCTGCCGACGTGGCCAACGACAAGATCGAGGGCCGCAACGACACCAGCTACAACGAAGACGGACTGCGCACCGTGTTCGAGTGCCACGTCATCGCCGACGTTGAGGGCAACGGCAACGCGCCGTACATCATCACCATCGACAAGCCATCGAGCAAGGTGCTCGCAATCTACCGCAACTGGGACGAAGAGGACGAGAGCCGCGAGCCGCTAGACTGGTTCGTCGAGTTCCCGTTCATCCCGTGGCGCGGCGCGTATCCAATCGGCCTGCCGCACATGATCGGCGGCCTGTCCGCTGCCGCGACTGGCGCACTGCGCGCACTGATGGACAGCGCACACATCCAGAACGTGCCAACGATGCTCAAGCTGAAGGGCGGCACACGTGGCGGCCAGTCGCTGAACATCCAGCCGACGCAGGTCGAAGAGATTGAGGGCGGCCTCAACGTGGACGACGTCCGCAAGCTGGCCATGCCGATCCCGTTCAACCCGCCATCGCCGACCCTGTTCCAGTTGCTCGGCTTCGTGGTCGACGCAGGCAAGGGCGTGGTCCGCACGTCGATGGACAATCTGGCCGACCAGAACCCGAACGCGCCAGTCGGCACGACGCTCGCGCTGATACAAGAGGGCATGACCGTGTTCTCGTCGATCCACGCGCGTCTGCACAACGCAATGGGCCGCACGCTGCGCATCTTGCACCGCCTCAACGCGATGTATCTGGACGACGCGGACGTGAAGCACGAGGTCGGCGAAGTGCTGGCCACCCGCGCAGACTTCGAAGGCCCGATGGACGTCGTGCCTGTGTCCGACCCCGCAATCTTCAGCGAGAGCCAGCGCTTTGCGCAGGTGCAGGCCGTGTCGCAGCGCGCCGCCGCGATGCCGCAACTGTACAACCAGCGGAAGGTCGAGGAGCGTCTGCTTGAGACGCTGCGCGTGCCGAACCCGTCTGAGCTGCTTGTGCCGCCACTGGAGCCGAAGCAGCAGAACGCGGTCAACGAGAACGTCGCGGCCACGATGGGCCGACCAATCGTTGCGTTCCCAGAGCAGGACCACATCGCCCACCTCAAGACGCACCTTGCATACATGACGAACCCGGCGCTCGGCGCAAGCCAGCTCATCGCGCCGTCATATCTGCCGGTGATACTGGGCCACATCAAAGAGCACCTTGCGTTGTGGTACGCGTCGACCGTGCTTGAGTTGGCCGAGGATACGTCGGGCATCGACATCTCCGAGGACATGAAGAACCTCAAGGACGACGAGGCACGCCGTGCATTCGATCGCATGCTGGCCGAGGCATCGCAGACTGTGGTCACCGACGCGACCGACGTGTTCGCATCGCTGCCGCCTGTCATCGCGCAGGCCATGCAGATGATGCAGCAGCTCGCACCGCAGCCGCCACAAGATCCACGCGTTGCCATCGAGGGCCAGAAGCTACAGGCACAGCAACAGCGCGATCAGGCGCAGATGCAGCTCGAAGGTCAGCGCGCACAACTGGATGCGCAAAACGCGGCGCAGCGCGCACAACTGGATGCGCAGAAGATGCAGGCCGACGCCATGAAGACGCAGGCCGAGATGCAGCTTGAGGCGCAGAAGCTCCAGATCGAGCAGCAGCTTGAGCAGATGAAGCAGGACCGCGAGGACGCCCGCACATCAGCCGAACTGAACGCCCGCATGACCATGAACCAGCAAGACAACCAGACGGCCATGCAGCTTGCGCAGGCCGAGATCATGTCTGGCGAACGCATCGCAGTGTCCACGGGCACTGGGATAAACCCGAACCCATAAGGAACTTATTATGGCAAACAATGCAGCAACCGCGACACCGAAGGGTAAAACCCCGAAGGCGAGCGACAAGACCATGCCCATGCACAAGAAGATGGCGCAAGGCATCATGCCTCATCCGGTTAAGTCACCCAAGACACCAGCATGAGAATAGAGACCCTCCTCCAACGTCTTGAGACAGAACAGGCAGCGATGGCTGTTGAGACGCTGGAGAGGCCGTCCGGCAAGACCGAGTTCGATTATGGACGCGCCGTTGGCCTGTACGCTGGATTGCAGCGGGCCAAGGAAATCCTGATCGACGCGGTCGCGGAGGACAACAAACGTGAATTTTAGGAGCACACATGCAGATAAATGGAAACAGCGTCGAGTTTAGTTACGACGGTCTCGATGAGGCATTCCCACCCTGTGACGCAGGCGTGAAGCCGTTCGGCTCGCGCGTCCTGTGCCAGATCCGTACGCCCAAGACGAAGACGAAGGGTGGCATCATCCTGACGGGTGACGTCCGCGAGACGGAGCACTACAACACGCAGGTCGCCAAGGTCATCGACATCGGCAGCCTCGCGTTCAAGAACCGCAACACAATGGAACACTGGCCCGAAGGGTCGTGGTGCGAAGTCGGCGACTTCGTCCGCGTGCCCCGCTACGGCGGTGACCGTTGGTCGGTAAAGACCGATGATGGAGAAGAGGCCATTGTCGTAATCTTCAACGATCTTGATTTGGTGGGCAAGGTCACTGGTGACCCGCTTGCCGTCAAGGCATTCCTCTAGGAGCATAGATATGAATTTTGGAGACGCACTGGTTACACTGAAGCAAGGCAATCGCGTGGCGCGTCACGGGTGGAACGGGGAGGGGATGTTCCTCTACTTTGTGCCTGCGGCGTCCTACCCAGCGCAACGCAACGAACTGGGGACGATGCTTGGGGTCTTCCCCAACGACATGGTTCCGTATCAGGCTTATATCGCGATGAAGACTGCAAACGACACAGTTGTGCCGTGGCTCGCGTCGCAGAGCGATATGCTCGGTGATGACTGGGTTATTGTTGAGGAGCAAGTAAATGGCTGACAACCAACTGACAGAAAATGACGAAGACGATATCGTAATCATCGAAGGCGAAGAACCTGTACAGGAACCTGTACAAGAAGACGCTGACGATAGCGATGACGACGATGACGACGATGATGGTGACGAGCGTCTTGGCGATAGCGAAGACGACAGCGACGAGGAAATCGCCCGCAGGAGCCGCAGCAACGTCAAGCGCATGAAGCAGCGCGAGCGGCAGAAACGCGCCAAAGAGCACGCGGATCGCGAGCTTGCCTTGCTGCGTGAACAGAACGATGCGCTACTGCGTCGCGTCTCTGCCATCGAAGGCAACACGCTTGCCAGCAACGTAAGCGCCATCGACCAACGCATCTCGCAGGCTCAGGCCGACGTGAAGCAGGCCGAGGCAATCATCGCACGCGCAGTCGAGGCCGGTAACGGTGACGACGTGGCAACGGCGATGCGTCTGCGTGACGAAGCGCAGTACGAGGCGCAGCAACTGTGGCAGCAGAAGCAGCAGGTGGAGCAAGCCCGCCAGCAACACGCCAACCCCGGCCCTGACCCGCGCGTGGTGAACTACGCAAAGGAATGGATGGACGCGAACCCATGGTACGACCCCAGTGGCCGTGACGAGGACAGCGCCATCACGAAGGTCATCGACAACCAGCTCGCCGCCGAGGGTTACAACCCCAAGGACGCCGACTACTGGCACGAGCTGACCCGCCGCGTGGCCGCACGCATTGGTGGCGACGATGAGGCGGAAACCCGCCCAAGTCCTAGCAAACGTAAGGCACCACCGACCGGAACAACGCGTGAGCACGCGCCTGTTTCGACTAAGAAAGAAATCTACGTGACACCCGAACGAAAGCAAGCTATGATAGACGCAGGTATTTGGGATGACGTTCCGCGTCGTAACCAAATGCTCAAGGCTTATCAGGCTTACGACAAAAGTTCGGCTCGCTGAAAACTGGAGTGAGACAACATGACAAATAGTACTGATGAGCGTTTGAAGAAGGAACTCGGTGTAGGACGGCAGTCACGCGAGATGGAGGACCGACAGGTTACCCAAAATCGCGAAGTGACTGATGACGACCGGCTCGAAATGTTCCGGGCGCAGTTATTTAATGACGCACTACCTGATTTACCGAATATACCGGGATATCACATGTGCTGGCTCACGACGACGAACCCTCGTGACCCTATCCACCGTCGCATTCAGCTCGGTTACGAGCCGATAAAAGCGTCGGAGGTGCCGGGCATGGAGTTCGCCTCAGTCAAGACGGGCGAATGGGCCGGAATGATTGGGGTAAACGAGATGATCGCGTTTAAGCTGCCCGAAGCCTTGTATCAAAGGTTTATGCAGGAAGCTCACCACGATGCACCGTTACGTGAAGAGAACAAACTGGCCGAGACCGCAGAGATCATGCGGCAACAGGCAGAAGGTTCAGGCAGCACGTTGTTCGAAGGTGACGGTTTGATGGAGATGCGTGAGCATAACCCGCGCATTGGTCTTT